TAGTTTTTGTTGAGATAGATACTGACCAAGCCTATCACTGGAATGGAACAAGTTGGTGCTTTCTTGGTACAATTTGTTCAGGACTTCCTGTTAGGAAATTCTTAACCGCTTCTTTCGATGGTCTTGGAGCTTACAATTTAGTCGGGAATTACTCCAATACTTCCTTCGGATATACCGCTGATTCCCCCTACTTCCTCCACTCCCTCCTCTTCACCATAACAGATAATGTTTCCTTTAATGCGACGGACTATGGCGGTATTGTTGGAGGACTTATTAACGGAATTTCCCTATGGTTTAAACCAGTAGGCGGAACTCCTGTCCCCCTCCTATTTAATAACCCAATTAAACAGAATTATGAATGGCTAACTCATGTAGCAGGAACACGTTTGACTACTTTTGCGGGTAGCACCCAGACCTTAACAGTACCATTAGATATTGTCGATGATTATGGAGTACCTCTGTATATGCAAACTGGGGACTCCATCTACATCACCTTAAATGATAACTTTAGTTCATTACTTGGACATACTTTCGGGATAAGAGGGGTTAAACACTCCCTTTAACTGCTTTAGAACAATAACTTAATAACCTAACAAACGAGTGAATAATATGAGTACCGCAATTGAACTGATTACATTAGCACTAAAGGATGCTGGAGTTATTGGAGAAGGGCAAATACCTTCCTCCGAAACTGTCAATGATGCGCTAACTACCTTAACAGATATGCTTGAGGTTTGGCAGATAGATGGAGTAACTCCTTTTGCAGAGGTTGTTACCAGTCTTCCGGTAACGGGAGCATCTTCTTATTCCATAACTACCCCATTTGACTTAGAGTTTGTTACATATTCTTCTGATAATGTTAATAAGTATCCGTTGGAAGAGGTTACTCTGGAGGAGTTCACTAACTTAACGAACAACTCAACTGGAGGTATTCCTTCGAAATATACCTATTCTGTTGGAGCTACTTCGGGTACACTAAAGGTTTATCCTAATCCATCCTCAGGCTACCTCTTATATGGAGCAACTACTACTCTAGCTAATGCACTTGCCCTAACAACTACTGTAAGTGTACCGAAAGCCTATAACCAAGCAATCAGATTTAACCTAGCAGTTCTACTTGGAACAACTTTTGGAGTAGCTATTCGGCAAGATACCATTATGTTGGCTGAACAAACTCTAAAGATTATCCGAAGAGCTAACAATAAGCAGAAGAAACTGGCAAGTCTTGGTAGAGCTTCTTTCAACATCCTATCTGGAACGCGAGGTTAATATGCCATTACAGAAGATTGACCTATTTGGCACTAGTAATTCAGAGAGATTTCCAGCAGTTAGTACGGCAAAGCTTACCAATATGTACCTAGAACAGACAGAAGAATCTGGACTTGTTGCCTATCAAATGCCTGGATTAACTACTTTTATCGAGATAGGTACTACACCAATCAGAGGTTTACGAGCAATTAATGATAACTTATACGTTGTTTCGTATGATAAGGTCTATTTAGTTACTTTAAATGGGGTAACTACTGAACTAGGAACTATTGATTCAACAATTGGTAGGGTAGAACTTACTGATAATGGGACACAGTTATTTATTGCAACACCCAATTCTGGATACATCATAACACTATCTACTAATAGTTTGGCAGTTATTGCTTCAGCAGGTTATCCAAATGGGACTACTGCACAATTTAACTCAGGATTCTTTCTAGCAGTTAAACCAAACAGTATGCAGTTCTACATCTCCAGCTTATACGATGGGACTACTTGGGACGCTTTAGACTATGCCAGTGCAGAAGCTAGTCCGGATAATCTAGTAGCCTGCGTAGTAAGTAATGCTGTTGCGATTATGTTTGGGGAGAGGACTACAGAGTTCTGGGCAAATAATGGACAACCTGTCTTCCCGTATGCTCCGAACGGATTAACTGCTGAATGGGGTCTAGCAGCTCGATGGAGTATTGCTAAATTTGATACAAGTTTAATGTACTTAGCAAAGAATAGTCTGGGAGATGTGCAAATAGTTCGCCTAGAAGGGTATAAGCCAGCTAGAGTATCAACAACTTCTCTTGAAGCAATTATTAATACCTTTACAACTATTTCTGATGCAACTGCTTTAACTTATTTGTACAAAGGACATCCCTTCTACCAGATAAGTTTTCCAACTGCTGGCAGGACTTTCTGTTTTGACGGATTAACTAATGCTTGGACAGAATTAGTTTCCTATGGACTACTCAGAAGTATAGGGGAGCAGGCGATAGTTTGGGGAAATGAAGTCTATATTACGGACTATCGGAATGGAAAACTGTATCGTCTCGATGGAACTACTTCTTTCGAAGGAGAATTTCCAATAATCGGTTCAATAATTAGTAAACATTTCCGACCAACTAATGAACTTTTCACTATTAATGGGTTTCAAGTGGAGTTCTCAGCAGGTTTACCGGCAAGTGATACAGATAATCCGCAGATTGGTCTACAAGTTAGTAGGGATAATGGGAATACTTGGGGAAATCTAATGCTTCGACCTCTTGGAAAGCTAGGAGAGTATCTAACTTCTGCTAGGTGGAGTCGATTAGGGAGTGCTAGAAGTTTTACCTTCAAGATAACCATATCCGATGCAGTAGATAAGGCTATAATTGCAGCTTATATAGAGTAGTTTATTGATAAGTAGTCCGGTTAATCCAATTAATTGGACTACTTCTTAGTTAATAATAATAGAGGAAGGTAAGAAGAAGATGACATTTGAACTAACAAATAGACAGAAAGAAGCTAATGAAGTTCTTGCTGGGATTGCTACACATGAAATGCTATTCGGGGGCAGCCGTTGCATTGCAGGTGATACCATCCTAGATGGACAGGTTAAAACCATTAAGCAACTAGCTGAGGAAGGTAAGCCAGTGGAAGTGGTAACTAGCTGGGGAACGCAATTAGCAGAAGCCCCTTACAAGAAGGGTAGTACAGCTATGCTTAAGGTAACTGTAGAATCTGGAGAAACTATAACAGTAACTCCAGACCATAGGTTCTTTAATGGTACTAAGTGGCTTAAGGCAGAAGAACTTTCTTTGGGCGACCTGTTATCCGTGCGAAACCCTCAAGAGTCCAATTCAGAACTTTTCCAGTTAGAGTTTCTCGCAGACGTTCAGCATTTGAAGAATACACTCCTAGGTTATCTGGATGATTGTTTGACACGTCACCATCTAAGTGATAAACAACTTCATTCATGTAAAGTTTTCTACCAAGCTTATTGTGCATCACAATCCAATGAACAGGAGCATATCCATGAGAGTCAGTACCCTGCTTTCCTCGCTTCTGTATTGCACGGATTAGATAACCATATTCAGAATCAAGTGAAACTCGTTGGAGAAGATAACCACTCCTATCCTTTGTCGTACCACCAGCCCAAGATGGGTGATTTTCAAGAGACATATCTTGAGGAACGATTGTTAAATTCCTTTTACGAGCAAATTTCCTTATGGTTTCAGGATTTACAGAGTAAATATCTGCTAACTCAGAAGCTGTCTTGCCAAGAGCAATTAGTTCAATTAGTTGAGAGTGGGTTGATTTATCAATTCTACCAGTTCTTAAGTCTTTCATTTGATACTCCAAATAGCTATGGTTATGGTGTGAGTAGGGTGTCAGAAATATCTGCATCCCCCGTAGAGGATTATTATACCATACACGTTCCATTAACGGAACAGTATTTTGCCAATGGATTTTTAAATCATAATAGTGGTAAGACCTTTCTTATCTGCCGGAACATAGTCCTTCGAGCACTACTCGCCCCAACAAGTCGTCATGGAATCTTCCGTTACCGATATAATGCCGTAAGAAGTAGTATTATGATGGATACTCTTCCGAAGGTTTTCAAGTTATGCTTCCCAACAGTAAAGTATGAGTTGAACAAGTCCGAAGGAATATTCTACTTAATGAATGGGAGTTCGATTATCTTAGGAGGTTTGGATGATGGTCAGAGGGTAGAGAAACTTCTTGGACTAGAGTTCGCAACAATCTACTTAAATGAGTCCAGTCAGATACCCTTTCAGTCTCGGAATACGATAGTTACTAGGCTGGCTCAGAAAGTAGTTAAGCTAGATGGTACACTTCTAACTCCTAGAATGTACTATGATGCTAATCCACCAAGCAAGAGTCACTGGACATATAAGCTCTTTATCCAGAAGATAGACCCAGATAGTAAGCAACTTCTTCATAACCCAGAGGATTACTGTTCATTCCAGATTAATCCAATCGACAACACCGCTAACGTATCAGAAGGTTATCTGAATATCTTGAAAGGGATGAATAGTCGGATGCAGAAGAGATTCCTTTTAGGGGAGTTTTCCGATGAAGGACTTGATACCCTTTTCAAGGAAGGAGTTGTTGAGAGAAATAGGGTAACTTCAGCGGAGTTGCCGGAGTTCTCAAGGGTTATCATAGCAGTTGACCCAAGCGGTGCTGGTTCATCTGAAGGAAAAGGGGATGCAATAGGTATTGTTGTTGTTGGTCTTGGGGTGGATAAGTTCGCGTATGTCCTGAAAGATGCGACAATTAAAGCAGCTCCGGCAATCTGGAGTCAACTTGTTACAGACTTATTCAACTTATATGAAGCAAACTTGGTTGTAGCAGAAGTTAATTATGGCGGGGCTATGGTTGAGGATGTTCTCAGGGCTACTCGATCTAATCTCCCTATTAAAGTAACAACAAGTACAAGAGGGAAGCATATTAGGGCAGAACCTGTCGCAACTCTTTATGAACAAGATAAGGTTAAGCACTTAACGAACAGTTCTGGAGATTACCTCGACGATAGTCTAACTGAATTAGAGGAAGAACTCTACGGATTCACCGTTAATGGGTATGTTGGGGAAAGAAGTCCGAATAGAGCCGATGCACTTGTCTTCGCAATAACAGAAGTTTTCCATGATATTATCAGTCCGGTACGGGAGAGGGAGGTTAAGCCGAAAGTAGAGCTTGGGGGCATACTTGTTGGTTCTGGAACTGGTAGGAGGGTTAAGAAGGGGTGGTAACTACTGGTTGAGGTAGTTCTGGCGGTAGCATCTTCCAAACTAGCTAACTAGCTACTCCCGTAAACCGGCGAACTGGCAATCGGCAGTCTTCTTGGATAAACTAGATGGTGAAGGTCAAGGGTCTGGTAATGCTGCCGCCAGATAGCTAAGTGATTGATTAATAAAGGATTTATCCGGAGGGATAATTGTTGACTGAATTTCATGAACGTTCGTGAAAAGCTATCCGACCAGGATTTTGGAGAAAATCTTAAGCCTTGTGCGTGAAAAGGCTATAAAAATTGGAATCGAAAATGCGCTTTTTGGAGATTGTTTAAAAAAAACTAGACAAAATAAGATAGCCTATGTTATTATACGCACATAGAAATTCAACCGGACACACTGATGAACGCTCCAG